AGCCGCCCACGTTGTTCGCAAAGAACATTGCGTGGTAGTGCTGCTTACCGGGGTCATCACACTCGGGGCAGTCATGTGCCCAAGCAAATGCGCTAAGCGCCATCAGTGCTGCAACCAGTATCTTTTTCATTTCTGTACCCTCGGGTATAGAGGGCATGCAGCACCCTCTGAGTTAATTACTCTTTGGATGCTTTCTTGCGTCCGAACACGGCACCAGCCATAGAAGCCATATCGGGTTCGGCAACTTGTTCTGCCTCGACAGCCTCAGTCTCAGCCTCAACGGGCGGAAGTTCTTTCTGAGACTTCTTGGGTTTCTCTGGCTCCACATACGGTTTCATGTCTTGCCGCTTTGCCAACTTCTCATGCCATGCGAACAGGCGACCAGTTGGGATGTGGATCAGTTTGTTGAATTTAGATTTCATAAATCCTCAGTAAAAAAAATGGGAAGAGGCTCCCGTGTAAGAGCCCCCTCCCGTCCCGTTAGCCTAGATTAGGCTTTCGAAACATACAGGTCAACCAGAGCTTCGGGCTTGACGACCTTGAAACCGTAGACGTTCAGACCACGAACGATGTTACCGAACGTAGTTTGAGCGCGGAGGGTTTCGACGTTGGTGATCTGCGAAGCAAACGAAATTGCATCGCGGGTACCAGACAGGACGTGCCAGCAGTTCGTGCCGCTGTCATCGACAACATCGAGGTTGTTCGAGACATACAGCGTGAAGCGGTCGATCATGCCGATCTTGCCGTTACGCAGCGGAGACTCTGCATCGCCGGTCAGGTAAGCTTGACGCAGGTCAGAGGTCTTGAGCATAGCGGACATCCAAGCAGGGATAACCATCCAGCGACCATCTTCAGGGACATTCTGCTCGTCGAGGACTTGACCGCACTTCAGGATGTTATCCAGAATGTTGTCTTTGTCGAGAGCGATCGAAGCACCAGTGGTACCCAGATCGATGTCGCCGGAGATTGCGCCAGCGGTTGCGCCTTGGTTGGCGGCAGCAGCATCGGGAGCGACGTTGTTCAGAACGTCGTTATCGATTGCGATCTTCATCTGTTCGCCAGCGTCGTTGGTGAAGATGTCCATCAGCTTAACATCAGCCTGAACAGCGTCAACGTCGTCAACGATAACAGAGAAGTACTTGCCGTAGTCGATCGTCAGTTCGATCGGAGTCGAAGTCGGAACTTGGTTCGTCAGGTTCATGCCCTTGTCGTACGACGAGATGGTGATCGTCGGGATCGAACGGATGTGAACGGTGTCGCCTTGGTTCTTGATTTCGCCTTCCCAGTCGTTGTTGGTGATTTCACCAAGAACGGTGGACTTATAGAACTTGACCTGAAGCTTGCCACTCCAAATCTCTGGGATAAAAGCCGAGCCGTTGGGATCAGCGTTGTACGAATACTGCGGATAACCGGTATCTACTGGAACTGCCATTTGGCGTTCTCCTTCATAAAAAAAGATTTAGTATCCGCAGCACTAGAGGTTATCGAATACGACCCTCCAATGATGCGGCATGGATTTCAGCTTCCAGCGCCACTTGTTCCTTAGCGGGAATCCTACCTGCTCGACATGCTGCATAAAAGTCTGCAACCTGCTTGCGGGTAAAGTACCGCTTACCGGGTGGTGCATTAACACGCTTGTTGTCATCTGGGACTTGGTGTTGCTGTACTGCCGGATTGTGGCGTTGGTTGTTTCTTGCTGCTACCTCGCTCTTGTATTTGTTAAAGAAGCGAGCTACCAGTTTGGCATCCCGGTTTTGTTCAGCGTTCGAGAGGAGGTCTTGGCGGGTCATGCCACTCAGCTCGTCATATTCATCCAGCCAACGAAGGAAGTTCTCGTCGGAGTTGATGTCTACCCAATCGGGTGCCAACGTATTCAGTTGGTCATAGAACGAAACCTCGACCGTCTTGACTGTTGTCTCATTGACAGCATCCAAGCGGCGCTTCAGTTCCGCAATCTCCATGTCCTTACCTGCGTTGGCTTGCTGGGTTGCTCGTTTGATAACGTCCAGCAAATCATCTCCGTACTTCTCTCTGTCGGCATCGCTGATGAGTGTCGATGCTTGCGCTTGCACAGCCTGACTCTTCAGACTCTCAATCTCCTGATACAAGTTCTGAATTTGTGTTTTCAGTTCCTTATTCTCGGACGCGAGTCGCGGAACCTCTGCACGGTACTTTCCCTCAATGACTCGATACCGCTGTTCCCAAGGCTCATCCTTCGGCGGGTCTGGCTGCTCGATAGGAGGTGGTGCCACCGAATCAATCGGAGGATCATTGGGAGCCGGATCAAGTGCCGGGTCAGTAGGTGGTGCGGGGTCAATCACAGGCGGGGCCTCATAAACCTGCTTGTGAAGTGCGTCTGCCTTATCAGCAGCTTCGCGTACCTTACGGGGGAGTGCCATAAATTTTCTCCATGAGCGTCGGATGCAATTGTCATCCTCGGTCTTCATTAGTGCTGACGTAGTCCCCGGTCAGCTTCGGGGTATCAGAGCTTATCGCCCTTGAAACTTGCGGATCGTGGCTAGTGCTTCGTCGCTACGACTAAGGAAGTCTCTTATGACTTGAGCCGCGCCTTGGTTCCAGCGAAGTTGAACTTCGTCCTTGGTAACGCAAGAGTCGCGGTCAATCTCTTCGAGAGTATTCCGAAGCCACTGGCACACGGTCTCAAATTGGTTGTTACCTTTCAAACTAGCTAGAGCTTGAACGGTAGGGTGATCTGGTTTTGTTAACACACATTACCTCTTAGTCGATTTAGCCTTGGCTTCGTAATCACGACGGGCAGCTTCGACAGCGGCTTCAAGAGCTTTTCGAGCGGTAGGCGAAGTCTCTTTAGGAGCATTATCAAGTGCTCTCTTAGTCGCTGCGTACCGGGCCCCCGCCTTCTGTACTTCACTCTCGCCAGAGGAATCCGAAGACTTACCCTTCGGCTTTGCATCTGCGGGATATGGTTTAGAAGGGCGTTGGTCGTTCGGGACACTCTTCTTAGGCGTTTCCTTCGACGGTCTCGTTTCGTTCGTGCCACCTCTAGCTCCGGGCTTTTCTTTCCGAGTAGCGTTATCTACTGGAGGTCTTGGGTTGTCTGGGATGTATACCTTCTTCTCACCAGATGCGGGTGCCACCTTCTTCGGTGCCGGCATCTTGGTTGCGCGACGAGGAGCTGGCTTGCTTTCTGCCTTGGGCTCAGCAGCCTCAGTGCCACCGTAGTTCGGCCTAGAGAAAATACCCTCAGGCTTCGGCCCTTCAGCAGCAGGAGCTTGCTGGTTCGACGAACGCTCAAGAGCTTCAAAGTCAATCTTGTTCTGATCAACCTTGGGCATCTCGACAGCCTTGGCCTCAACCGCAGGAGCCGGGGATGGTTGGCGCATTCTGCCGGACATCACATCAGCAGCATTCTCCATCCGTCCGGGACGGGCAGCAGCCTCAGCCTCTTGGCGCTTGAAGGATTCTGCCTTCTCGTACTCGGCACGACCGCGACCAGCACCCATCTCTTCGTATGCTCGGCTTCCCGGCGCATCGATGTTGCCAGCCTTCAGGCGATCAAACAGGCGACCGAAGCCACCCTTGACCTTGTCTAATGCACCAGTTTCTTGAGACCGTGCAGCTTCAAGCTCGCGGTTAGAAGCTTCAAGTCCCATGCGTTTGAACTCTGCTTCAGAAGGAGTGCCTCCGTCAGCAAGCTGCACTGGTGCGCTGTGGAATGGGGATGGCTTTGAGACAACTCCGTGGGTGGGCATTCCCCCGGTCTTTGCCATATTCTCTCTAGCCCACTTGGGAACCGCCATCTCAGCATTTTCCTTTTTTCTTTGCCATGCCGCCGTTTGCCATCTTCTTCATGCCTTCTTTCTTCTGCATGTCGGCATACTGCTTCGGTGTCATCTTGCCAGCAGGGATAGCCTTAGCAGCTTTCTTTGCCATAGCCAGATCTTTGCCCTTTTCACCTTCGGACTTTTCGCCCTTCATGTATTGCTTAGGGGTGATCTTCCCGCTCTTGAGCGCCTTGGCTTCTTTCATTTCCTCAGCCTTGGTGTCTTTGCCCTTGAACATTTTCATAGCGTCTTTGTCTTTCATGGTTATCCTCAGATCATATTGTTTGTTGCAAGACTTGCAAGTACCCTTGTTGCTGTCGAGTCATCCTCTGCGTAGTCACCCGTCATCCCACCATCTGCCATCTGTGGAACTGTGGTGCCTTGCATTGGCATGCCGCCCGGTGCTGCTTCTTGTGGGGCGGGGAGTTGCTGTGGAGCCATCTGGTTCGCCATGTCTTGCAGCATTTGCTGCGCAAGCATCTGCGCCCGTGCTTGGATCTTCTGCTCCTCAAGGGAGTCTTGATTTGGCACGATCTTGTTGGTATCCATCTGTAGGCCACGCGCAGCTTCACGCAGCAGGTATGCGCGACCTTCGAGCCCGGTGATCTGGGAGTCGATCGGATTAGCCGTTGCCATGAGGAACTCGTTGCGACGCATCTGCAAGGTCTCTTTATGCAGCAGACCAATTGCACCTTTGGCAACAACCTTGAAGTCCCCTTTGATGTACGGGTCATTGTCGAACATCATGTTGTGGACATAGAGCCGCTGCACCACGCCAGCCACCACCACATCGATCGAGGCGATTGCTTGCTTGATACCCTTGCTCGCGTTGTCCATCAGCATAGACAGACCGGATGCCGTACGTCCAGCGCCAGATACAGCAGAGGAACCGTACACATAGTTCGGGATGCCGGTCACTTCGTCAGCTTGCTTCGAGAACTGCTGGAACACAGTCAGTAGCTCTTGGGCATTCATGTTCGGCTGGAAGAAGCGCACAGCAGGTTGTCCACCACCAGTGCGGTCAGACGTTGCTTGCCAGATCTTCCAAGGATAGACCTCAGTGATCTGCTCGCCATCAGGCAGTCGGTCAACCGTAACCTCAACCTGTGGGCCGGAGGCTACCGCCATGTTGTTCGCAATCGCACGGGCGGCTGCGTTACACATGATCTGGTTGTCACGCATGATCTCAGGCAGAGCCACGCCCCAGAAGGAGTGCGGCACCTCTTCC